GTGCACCCCGAGCTTCATCAGGGCAACGTAGCGGATCGCGTCAATGGCGTGGTTGTACCGGTCAATCGGCACTCCCAACGACGCGCCAGTCCTGTCCGTGTCCCAAGTGTAGTTGCGTAGTTCCTTGATCAGGTTCGTCGATTCTCTGGTGACGAGCAGCGGCTGGCGTTTCAGAATGTCGATGCTGTTCCTGATGCTGTCTGCGCCCTTCGTCGCCGGGTGGATGTTGAAGCCAAGGCGATGCACCTCTTCGATGCTCTTCGGCTCAGCACTGTCTGCGATGATCGGCCACGACCTGCCAATGCCCAGCTTCCGTAGCTGATCCGCGATGTCTTGGTTGGTCAGGCCGTTTTGGTAGATCAACTCATGCATGAGGATAGCACTGCCGCGCTTGTAGACGGCCACCACCGCCGTAGGGTCATTCGTGTATCCCCAGTCCAAGCCGATGGCGACCAGCTTGTCACCAGCAAAGTCGATGCCGTCGACCTGCTGCCAGTCGTCGAAGACCACGCCCTGCAGTGATCCGACCTCGCCCAAGCCGTAGACCTTCCACCAGTTCGCCCAGTACGTCGATGTTGCCGCCTTGACCTGCGCCGATTCAATGTCGTCGCGGATCGTCGCCGGCAGTGCTTCGTTGTCGCGGTATGTCAGCACAATCAACTCGCTGTCCTGCTCCGCCAGCACCTCCGTGTGCGCCCAGAACTCCGACACCGGGTTGAAGTCGATGTAGATGGCTTCGCTCGTTCGGATGGCCAGCTGATGGTACGCCTCAAACTCGATGTTGTTAGCCTCGTTGATGTATAGCACCTGCCGCCGTGCGCCGCGTAACTTAGCCTCTTGGTCTGCGCTGAAGAACTCAATCGTGCTGCCGTTGGCAAACGTGTATGTCAGCAGCGTCTTGTTCCAGCCTTCATCACGCCAGCGGTTCGTCCACTGCATGACCTTGCCAAAGTCCTTCATCGCACCACGTCGCAGGTGCGGGATTGATTCAGATACGACGCTGATCTCGGTCTTGGCCTTGGCTGCTATGTGGATCAACACTGCGAGGATCGCGTAGGTCTTGCCCGCGCTCGTTCCGCCTTGGATGACTTTCTTGCGGGCAGTCATCCGCCTGATGCGCTTTATCGCGGTGGTGTACTTAAAGCTCATTTGTTACCGAGGTGGGAGTCGAACCCACATTTACAACTTCTGTTTACGGTCGGGGTGCGCACTCCCTAATTGTCGTTTTACCACTTAAACTACTTCGGTTTTTTCTAATATTATTTTCTCCCCAATTTCCCCCTTCAACTTCTCGACGTAAACAGCCGCATCCATCAACTCCTCCTGCAAGTGTTGCAGCCACTCCATCAGCGTCAGGTCATCGCGCTCCATCGTAGTGCCGTACTTCTCCTTGCCCTTTTCCGCTCTTGTCCTAAGTTGGGCAACAACGGCTTCGGTGATTGCGTCAGTCATTGAAGAGAGGTTGCTCGATTTTGACTTCGTTGTGTGTTTTCTCCGCCAAGCCGTTAAGGCGCTGCGTGATGCTCGTATTGTAGATGCCAGTCATGCCGCCTCTGATTTGGTCAGCGCGGATCGTGGTCTTGATGCGCGTACAGACGTCCACATAGCGGTCGTATCTGCCATCCGGATTGGTGAAGTATTGGTCGATGCTCTTGCCGATTCCCTGCTCGTAGCAGTAGACCTGAAAGCCTTCAAAGGTCAGCGGATTCTCACGCTCACGAAGTACACGGTCTGCCTTGACACCAACGTAGTCTTCAACCCTTACTGGTTGCGCCTTCGCTTTAACGCAGTAGTCAGCAAACGCATCCCACATCAGCTCTGGTGTTTCAAAGTTCAACGGTTTTGCCATTACGCCTCGATGTTTGTGACTATTTCAATTATCTTCTCAATGACCGCCACCTTAGCATGCAGTGCATTCGGTGCGCTGCTCTCCTCCAGCGAATCCAGTATGTTGGATAAATTGGTCAACAAATGACCACGATCCTGCCAGTCGAGTGCGCGTGCATCCTGCTCTGCGCTGATGTCGGGTTGTGCGTGCATGTCATTCTTCGTTTAGTTCGCCCAGTTCTCGTAGCTTGTTCCTGCTCCACCCAAGCGCAGCCTTGCCGCCCCAAAGCAGGTAGCTGATGTATCCGCAGTCGCTGGTGCTGTCTGCGTTGTCGTAGTACGTCTCTGCGCGCGATAGGTAGCTGTGCATCCGCTTGATTGTTTCAAGGCTGATGCCCTCGCCGTTGGCAAGCTGCTGCGCTCTGACCTTGCCAGTCTGCGTTGCGCACTTGTTGCCATTGCGCTCGTTCAGCTCGATGCCTCGCTTGGCGTTGTTCTTGACTCCATCGCCGTAGTCAGCGTAGCTGTCTTGGAATTTAGTCTTGATCTGCGAGCTGCACACTGCTAAGCGCTGCGCTGCCTCCGGGTACTCGCTCTGCATTGTGGCATCGCTCATGCACCTGGCGAGGAAGTCATGGCGGCTTTCAGTATCGTTAGGCTTGGGGATCGGCATTGTTGGATATGGTTATGGGTTGGCTGTGGTGATTAGCATCTATCGCTGCGTACATCCTGGTCAGTCCTTCAATAACGCAGGTGGCGCACCACCAGTTCACCGGTGGGTAGCCAAGTGTCTCGTTGATGCGTGCCAGCCTGTTGACGTCATCCGGTGGGATGCGTAGGGTGTGGCTCGCTTGGTACCGGTCCAGGTAGACACGAAGCGCCTGGGCTTCCAGTAGTTCAGTGGTGGTCAGAGCTTGCATGTGTTTGCGATTGCGACAGCGGCACCGGCTGATGCCAGTCCCACGACAATACAAAGATAAGGCGAAATGGGAATAGCAATGACCAGGCCAATCCAAAATGCGAGACACGTCATGCAGCTCAGCGGCTTGCGCCTGAAGATCGCCATGCGGTAGAATGACGCGGGTAGTGCGTAGACTCTGGTCACCGCTATGGATGCCAGGGCAGACAGGATGATGATGATCAGCAGGTGGTTCATAGGTTTTCGTTTATAGCCTTTTTTAATCGCTCTTTAATCTTCTCAATGGAGTAGCAGATGGACCGATATGGGATTCCTGTCTGTTGGCTGAGCCGCTTCATGTTCCAGGTCTTCATGTGTTCAGCCAGCAGGTGCTTGTCGTATGGGAAGTCTCCGGGCTTAGCCCAGCGTTCTATCTCATCGAGGCAGATCTCCCAGGATCGCTCCACGATTGCCTGGTATGGTTCGTACTCTTGGTCATGTATGTTGACGTCGATGGTGACGCGGTCCTCGAGGTGCCGGAACTTTTGAGCAAATGGTGACTTGGGCCCTCGGTATAGGTTGAGAGCCACTCGCACCGCATAGTAGTGCAGGTAGCCATCGGCGTGCATTCGTTCAATCTTGCCTGCGTCTTTTTCGAGTAGAGCGATGGCCACTTCTTGCTCCAGGTCTTTTGCGTATCGCGGTGGTGCGATGTTCGTCGCAATCTGAGCCAGTGTGCCGGTGCTAACAAGTTTAGCAATGATTTGACGTGCTTCCACATTGGTCGCAAAGATAGAGAGTATTCTTTGGCATTATGTTGTGACCTTGGTACGGCCTGACTTTGTCGAGCCACAGGTACTTGCCCTGATAACGCTGGATGTCTTGGATGACTTGAAGCGCATGTTGCACGGTTGAGTAGTGGCGGCGCATCAGTTCGCCTGCCTCCATCAGCGTCAGCCTCATCTTAAACTTAAGCAGGTACATCAGGCACTGGCGCGATTCGGTGATGTCGCGGTGGCGGTCTTGGCTTTGCATCTGACGCAATCCGATTTTGGTGTGCTTAGTCACCTGCTCCGCGTAGTAGTAAAATTCACGTTGTTGCTTAGTCATTGGTTGGTTTGTTTATAGCTTTAAGAAATTCGTTGAGTGATCGAACTATGTAGTACTTGTATCCTGCAGCTTCGATTGTTTCCTGCCATTGCTTTTGCCTGGGCTGCTGCCTCCCGATGACCGTCTTAAACTCAATAGCGATCAAGCCATTGTCGCTCAGATACATCATATCTGCAACGCCGGCCACAACGCCCATTGACTGATTCATAACGGCTCTGACCTTGTTGTCGCTGTTGTTGTTTACTGCAAATAACCGGCCCCGCTCTTCGGGGTAGTTATTCCAGTGGTAAAGGAAGCACTGTGATTGAAGTCTGAATTCTGACAGTTCTTGCATCGGTTTTGAAAACATTTATAGTATGGTTCTCCAGTCTCTGGGTGTTTTAATTGCGCCTTCATTCTTGCTTCCCACTTCCACTTTCCAGTCTTGCTGATAAGGCGCAGCCATTTCTCGCCCTCGCAATAGCATTCGCAAACGCTGTGCAAAACAAATCCCTTCTTCATTCCCTCTGGGTTCTGCTTGTGCATCCTGGCTAAATCTTCCAATGGAACATCCTTCTTTTTGTTCAAAATATCTGTACGCACTTGTTTTAATATAACATCCGGCATTATCTCTTGCGCTGGACCTTGGAACTTGAATCCACAACTTGGGCATTCTTTGAAGCTGTTATGGCAAAGATACTCGCAATTCGGGCATTTTTTATGAGGAGCAACACCTCCCTTTGCTGGCCGTTTCTCTAAGCTCCACAATCGATCTTCATGCCAGGGACCATGCGTTTCCATGTTGTTACCGAAGTCAAGGATCGTGAAATTCTTCTTAGTTCCAGTCACCCGGCTACCACGACCAACCATCTGCAAATACAGAGCCAAACTTGTGGTCGCTCGATAAAGGATCACGACCTCCGTATCCGGATCATCAAATCCTGTCGTAAGAATGCCTACGTTACACAAAATTGCATCGGGTGTGTTCTTATACCAGCTAAGTATCAATCGTCGCTCCTCGTTGCGCATTTCGCTATCTACGTGCATTACTGGCAGTCCTACTTCCTTCATCTTGCTGCATAGCTCAATCGAGCTTTCAATATTGCTACTGAAGACCAGGGCCTTCTTCCCAGGGCAAACCTTCAGATAATTGCTGATGACTCCGCCGTACACTTTACGGTCGCTGTATGCCTTCCCCATTTGCGCAGCATCGTACTCCCCTTTATACATACTGACGCCAGACAGGTCGACAGGAACGGTGTAGTAATTTGGCTCCGCCAGGTAGCCATCGTCTATCAGCTTCTGGATGCTGACCGATTCAACAATCTGCGTGTAGTACTTGGATAGGGATGTCTGCTTACCGACACGTATAGGGGTGGCTGTAGCTCCGATGACATACTGTTCTTTGTGCAAGTGCGGTAAAATCTTATCGAATGCTGTTTTGTGCGCCTCGTCAAATATTACGAGCTTCATCTGTTTCAGCAGATCACTCCACAACGGCGTGTAAATTCTATTCTTCATCGTTTCGATCATGGCCACGTAGCAGTTCGCATCCTGGTACTTCTTATCTCCAGCCGTAATCTTGACCGGGTTCAGTTCAAACTGCTGCAGAGCGTAGTGCGTTTGGTTCATCAGCTCTTGACGATCCGTCAGGATCATGACCTTGTTGCCCTTGTCTATTGACTGCCGAGCCATATGGCTAAACATAACGGTCTTCCCGCTGCCAGTAGGGCTGCACAGTATCAGCCGCTTGTGCTTTTCATTCCAATGCATCTTTATAGCCTTAACCGCTATGTTTTGGTATGGTCGTAGTTTCATAGGTTAATGTTCGGTGGTAAGAGTGGTAAGAGAGTGGTAAGAGTTTTAATCCAACTGTTACCACCAAAATATTGAGTTTGCAGTTTGCATACGCTGTTTTTTGGCTCGGTGGTAAGAGTGGTAACTACTTTTAGTAAATAAACTATATTTATTATTATACACACATGACGCATGTATGTACGCATCATATAGGTTAACTTGCTAAAAACCGTTTCCA